TTACTGTTGGGCGATCATATTTACGTCCAGCAGGATGACCAGAGGCCATGCGTCGCCCAAGTGGCCGAGGCATTTGAGCAGTACCACTCGGCGGCGATGATCGGAATGCAACCGGTCGGGGATACGGGAAAGACCGCGCAGATTTCGGGCTTCCCTTCGTGGTCGCTGATCTGCTGCTTCTGCCGGATCAGTTCTTCACTGACCGGTCGGATAAGGTGGGAGGATACTTCCGCTGCATAAGTGATGTCTCCATGCAGACTGGCGAAAGCATCGGGCAACGCGTATTCCGCCGTACCATCCGCCGTCGCCAGGGTTGCCTTGGGACGTAAAAAACTCCACTGATGGTGAATCGGTGGCACCAGGAATTGCCGGTAACCACGGTCGATGATGTCCTGGACTTCCGTAGCCTGCGCCGTCGAAAGATTATCCGGGTTATAGCGCATGTACCGCGCTACATGGCGCTTCAGATCAGTATAGGAAAGGGCCAGTGTACTTTGTGGCATCGCCGTTTATGTCCTTATACATGCGCTATAGAATTATGTTCTATAGAATACGATCCAGCGGAACAACATGGAACGCTTTATCGTCATTCTCGTAACGCACCCGCGCCTTACCGCGATCCCTGCCCTTGAGCCGCTTCAGTAATACACCGTTCCTCACGCCTCCATCGCCCTGACGTACAATCACCCGCTCCCCTTCCGGTTCTATATCCGCCGGGCCATGCTCCACCACAATCGGCGGGGTATCGAGTTCAGGCTCCACCGGAATATCCGGGGTGACGACAGTCATATGGTTCCGCGCCAGTAATACAAGCACATCAGGCCCGAGCGTCACCGACTGACGATCCGCCATCCGCTTCAGGTCGTCGTAGGCTTCCTCCAGGCCGTCGGGCAGTTCCGGGGTATCGAGGATCGCCGTGAAAAAATCTTTATCTCGTTCATTCATTCTTCTATCTCCCTGGCTGGGTTAGGGAAAACCCCGGAGGGAGCATAACCCCCTCCGGGAAAACACACCGGGATTACCGAAGCTGAAGGACGCGCACAAATCCGCCAAGCTGGATATTGTGATCCACGTCCTCAGCCGTCTTAATTCCGGCAGCCGCCTGCAACAGTACAGCATCCGGGAAAGTCGCAGCCGCGATATTGGCGGCGGTGACATAGGTGTTCTGTTCAACACCATTCACGAATACTGCGATTTTCTTGCTGGCGACCGCAGCGGGATCATAGATAAACCCGAGTTTCACGTAAGTATCGGCGGCGATAGTGGCGACATCCGCAATCGCGGTCTGTACTGCCTGACCGTTCTTGCGATATACAAAGTCCACACCGTCACCGTCACCCTCCGGCCTGAAAAACCCGATCAGGTCTTTATCGGCCAGAGTACCGTCGTCCGCAATCAAGCCATCCGCAGCGGCAACGCCGCTCGCGGCCAGCCCGACGAAGAACCCCGCCTTGGCATCCGTAACCGTATCGGCCTTGACGCGGCACTCGAAGAACAGTTTCTTCTGCTCCCCGGCACCGTCACTGATACGGAATACGGCGGCGGCATCCGCACCACCGAACTGCACGATTGCTTCGTTGTTGTCCGTGCCGCCGGTCGTGATCTTGCAGGCACCGCCCAGTTCGCTGACGGCAGTAACGCCAGCGCCCCCGTCGGCGGCCTGACTGTCAACATTCGGCAGGCCATTCACGAAATCAACGAGCAACGCATAGCCCTCGTTCGGGTCCAAGACTACATCAAGCACCGGGGCATATCCCCACACGGAGGGACTTGGACCGGCCCCGCCGTTTGCTCCTAGATACATGGTTCTATCCACTGTTCAATCTCCTGTTTTTTATTACCCGCAGATTAATCACCGTCACGGTTATTTGTACATAACCCAGTTCCGGCGGCGATCCACGCACAGGTAGTTGTAGGACAGGTCAATAAAGACCCACCAGACATTATGGTTATAGGGTGCCTGCAACGGATCACTCTGCCGCAAATCATCCCCCTTCAGGACCACCGGATAGAACGACGCATGATCCACTCCGTAGATCGGGTCGGACGTATCTTCGTCCAACTGCGGTACGTAGACAAGGGGATTACCCTTGAACGTGGTTCTGCCGTCCATTGGAGCCAGATCATTGCCCAGCCGGTCGTTCTGCTTTTCGGCTTCACGCTCCAGCGAGGCAATCGGCGTTTCACCCATGTAAATGCGGTAACGGCTGGCAAGCGAACGCCGGTGACCGGCATCGGGTGCCTCTAGCGGAGACTTAAAGTTGGTCTTCCGCGCCGCTTTCCGCATACGCAGGATGGCATCGTCCTTGGAAATGCTTGCATATTTATCCGTCCAGTTCTTGAAATGCGGGTACTGAGTCGGGTTGATCCCCGCTACAGTGGTAAACCCCGAGGGGGCACCGCCGTTGAACCCGGCATTCGCATTCTTGACGATGTAGTACTTGATCCCATACGGATACAGCTTGTCAGTGGAATCGGGCGGGCAATCCCAGGCATGGGACTCCAGTTCCTCAACCAGCTTGATAAGCGCATTCGCACGGCGCGGCTTAATGATATTGGTGACCAATGAACGCCCACGGTTCTCCAGGATTTCCTGGCGAATGAATCCCCAGTGGGTACGTGCGTGTCTCCACGGCACGTCCATTTCCTGCAACAGGTCGGGGATGTTCACGTCGTCACGATCCAGAAGACCGACGTGGGCCGCGACATTGCTGCCCTCAAGCATCAGCCGACGCTTGATCCCGGTACCGCTATCCAGTACCATCCGATCTTTCTTCAACCACCGGGCCATGACTTCATAACCCTGTAGCTCCTGCGCGATCTGCTGGAAATTGGGTTCATCGAAATGATCGAGTGTACCAATCACCAGGTCGGCAATTTCTCTGTCACTGAGATATGGCATCGTACCTTACTCCTATCGGCTTTGCGCCTAAATGCCGTGGTCCTTATACCAGCTTTCGGCAAACTTGGCGGCACTGGCCTCGTCGCCCCCGGTGGTCACATCCGCTCCCCGTGACCGTGGGCGGGCCACCCGCGCACCCTTCTGCTGTCTGGCCTTTCTTGCAACGTCGCTGACGGCAGATCGCTTGACTGCCTCCGGCACCATTGCACCGACTGCCCGCTGAAACGCGGCTTCGTCGTCCAGGACCGGCATTGCCTGTTTGATTGTGAAGAACATTTCGTTGAGCGCCTGACGCGCCTGCAAGTACTGCGGCTGATTCAGGATTGCCTGAACGTCGCCTTTACCGAACACACCCTGAAAGGCTTCGCCTAATCCGGCAATCTGTTTGTCAAACCAGTTGGTATGCTCGCGCACCGACCGCTCGCGGGTCTGTTCTATCACGGGTTGCACCTGAGCCTGTAGCGCCTGAATCCGTCCGTCGTAGTATTCCTTGAGACGCTTGAATTCGGTCACCACAAGTTCATCAATTTCTTCCTCGAACTTTTTATCGAACTCGAACGGTTTGTCATCCCCAGGTTTCTCCCCGCCCTGCGGTTCGCCTGCGGCGGGCGCAGGGGGTTGATGCTGTCCAGGGGGGCGCAGTCTGGCTTCCAGGCCGGTCACCATCTGCTCCAGCATCACGGGATTCACCATGCCGATAGCCTCCGGGCTGAACCCTGCGGAGACCGCACGTTGCCGTAACTGCGGCGGAATCTGGTCCGCGCCGTCCGGCGGCGTGTCATCGGCCTCGATCCGACCACCATCCTTCACATCCCCTTGACTCTCCGGTGGAATGTCTTCATCACCGGCTGGCGGCCTATGGTCATAGGGGGAATCGCCTTCACCGGGCAGTTCTTCATACCCGATGCTTCCTTCTGCCGTTTCAATGATGTCGTCAGTATTGGTTGGGGCTGCTTGATTTTCGGACATCGTTCAATCCTCTTGTTGGTGTTCTTATGTCAGGCCGCACGTTTCTGCGGGGTCGGGTCGCCGTAGCCCGCGTCAAGATCGTATCGGCCAAGGGCCTTCATTACATCCCGCCTGTGTCGGCGGCTCTCAAGTTTCACATCACCCTCTGAATTAAATTCAGCATCCGTGCCGTGCTTCCGCAGGATCGCCCGTGCTTCATCAATCTGACTGGGGTGTACCCCGCCGAAGATCGACCACATCGGCCATCGCTTAGATGCCGTAGCCACGGACGCAAACTGCCGGGCAAAATCCCGGCGGGCCTTTGTGTTACAGCCCGGACATTCGCAGACCACTGAATCACGGTCGGCAATCGCCCGGACCTGTTCAAACCTTCTACCGCACTTGGGGCAGCGATAGCAGTACATAGGCATGATCTAGTGTGTCCTCCCGTTCTTTCTCAGGTATTCCTCTATGGAATCCACCTTGCTTTCAATCCTGGTATTCTGCGCCTTCAGCGCCTCCAGGGTCGCCTGGATACCCTCAATCGTCGCCCGATTGCTGCGGGCCGACTCCAGTGCCTCATTCGCAGTACCGGCTGCGGTCTGAGCGACGGACAGGATTGCGATAATCAATGCGGTTATCAGGGTCACCGCAAGGAATACTACCTTGATCTGCGAACATAGTTTACCCGGCTCAGCGGGGCAGGTATCGGTAAATACATCAGTCAAGACAGGTTCGGACATTTAACTCACCGCCTCCCGTTCGGCCTGCTGCGGATTCCCGCCGAATAACGCCTGCGCCAATATCTGCCGCTTCCCGCCCAGGGTTGCGCCGGAACGATTGATCCTGACGTTCTCACGGCGGGTCACCGGCGACTGGCGCGGCGGCTGACCGACCGGGCCGATCTCGCCGGGATTCGGGGCTGGCTGGCTAAAGATCAGCAGGTCATTAAGTTCAGGCAGGTTCGATAATTCACTGACCTGCCGTGAAAGAGCCTGGTAGTTGATCCCGATACCCTGCTGCGCCATAACCGGCGCAAGCGGAATAAACAGTTGCGTGAAGATCGTCAGCAGCCCGTTCAACCGCTGGCGCGGGCTTTCGTACTGCATTGAATAAGGGACGATCTCGTAATTGTAGTCCAGATAATCCCCCTCCCTTTCCCATGCCCGATAGGTAACCGGAATTTCACGCCCGGAGGCCGTCTGTTTTATCAGCGGCAGTTCAATCAGCGGGTTATACATCAGGTACCAGGCGAGTGCTTCTTCAATGCCACCGGCGAACTCGTACACCGTATCCTGCATGTACTGAATACGCTTGCTGGCGCTCGCCGTCAAAAGCTGATCCTGTCCAACCGTTTCCGACATGGCACCCAGGCCGCCGATGGCATCCAGGTTGCCGCCGAAATACGAAAAAATATCCTGAATCTGAAGAAGGAATCCGAGATTCTGCGGGTCGATCCCGCCCAGGCGGATTGCCTTGATGCCCTCCGGGTGTTTGATGTTGATAAGCTCGCCGTCGGTCGCCTGAATGATTTTCTCGGCATCACTCGCGGCCTCGGGTGCCACACCGCCGATGTTCTTCTGGCGGTCGGCCTGCCTGCCCAGTTTAACGAACAACCGGTTCGCCAGGTAATGCAGGTCAAGCCACAGGTCCACGGGGGCAAGCGGCATCAGGTTATCCGGGACTTCACCGAACCCGAGAAGATGATACGGGCCGCGCTCAGGCCCCTGCCATTCATACATGTTCAGCGGCTTATCCCAGTTGCCGCCAGCCGGAACCGTGACAATCAGGTTTTCATACGGCAGATAAAGCTGTAGCAGATCGACATGCTTCCGGTATTCGGTTTCATCCGAGTATTCCTTCCGTCCGGTACCGGTGTCGCTGGCGCGTTCACCGGCGGGAATATCCTCCCGGTCCATCCCCAGTGATTCCAGTGTCCTTACCACATCCTGATCATCGAATTCATTGTCCTGTAGATCGACCAGCGGCACCCGGTAGGTGTGCCCCATAAATTCAACACGTTCCCAGTTCTTCGCGGACATATCCGCCACGAAATCGTCAAGCGATACATTGTCGGCAAACGGCTGACCGACATCCACGGGTTCACCGTCGATCTCGACTGTTCTACCCGCTGCCGAACCAACCTCCACTACCGCCATACCGAACAGCGCATCCCGGACGGCGCGACGCAGGGCAGTACCCAGGCGGATTTCCTTGGCGAGATGGTTCAGCGCCAGCCCGAGTGTAGCCGCTTCTGCCTTGAGGGAACTGACACGCGGCACTACCAGCGCACGGGGGCACCTGGCCGCAAGCGACATATTGTAGATAGTCACGGCAAGCTCCAGGAAATTGATCGGAACCCGCTCCTGCGTACCATTGCTGCCGTAATGCGAACCCACGAACTGTCGAACCGCATCTGCGCGTATCTTGCAGAACTCCCGCAGCTTAGACCGTGAAGCCTCTACCGCGCTCTTGAGTTTCGCAAGTTCATTGAAGGTTGCAGCCATTTTTACCATGTGTCCTTTGTCTGTCGTTGAGAAAGCCACGCACGACGGCGGCCCTCGAATGAATCCGGGGGCGCATCCGGGGCAGCCGTTACGGGCTGTTCGGGGTATTCGCGCCGCCCCCAGTTCGCCAGGCTATCCGCTATCACACGGTCGCCGTGATTTTCCCTGGCACCCGATACATCCGGCGAAGACAATGCCCGTGAATGTTCGATGGTGTTCCCCGCAAATACATATTCCAGAAGTTCATTCAGGGCTTCGCGGCTGAGATTGAAAAACCGCCCCTCCTTCAGCGCCAGGTGATAATCCGTAAGCAGTTCACGCTTCGTATTCGCATCGCTCCACCAGCCGGGGAAATCCGATACTTTCTTACTGATCGTACCTTCCTGGCGGCGATACCAGATGAAATCATACCCGAGTTCAAGCACCCGAGCGCCGAAGTTGCGCCCCGGCCCGTTCGCCTCCCAAATCAGCAGAGCATTCTGCGTTCTGCCATCCTCGAATTCCGTATGGAACCACCGCCCCAGGGCCACCGCATAAACCGCGAAATCCTCCGGTCGCATATAAGCATCCACCAGTTCACCGACCTTAGTACCGGTTTTATTGTCGATAATCGACAGGGCGCTGTTGCTTGCCCCAGTACCGTTGCTTACATCCCCGCCAATGGTATAAGTCCTGTCTCCCGGCGGTACCCCTTTGAGCGACAGTGGCATCCATAAGCGGAGTCGTCCCTGCTTGCGTTCAATGAACTCCACCGGGCTTGCTGATGTACGGTCAAAGTCCAGTTCCCCGATCAGCAACGGCGGGCGGGTGCGTTCCTTGAGTTCCTGGATCAGTAAGGAATCCGCGAAGTGTGCGCCACTTCCAATCGGGTCAATGTCCAGTTCCTCGGCCAGTATGGATGCCACCGGCGTTCGATCTTCCTCGCCGTCATAATAGGGACTCCGCAGTTTGCCGTCCAACCGAAACTCATACTTCGCGGGAAAGCTGTAAGTCTTATCCAACACCTGAAGAACGCCGTTCCTGCTAGTGTAAAGGCCCCGCCGCTTTTCCGGGTGTTCGGACCAGTGCAGCCGGACCTTCCGTTCCGCCGGAAGTTTCTGCGACATTTCATAATAGGCG